TACGATACGAAGCAGTGTTTTTATTTTTCGCATTGGGAGGTTTAGTTTGTTTCTTAGGTTTAATCTCCACAATATACTTAGACGTTCCACCTCCTTTCTCTCTGACTTTTATGTAGAAGTCAGGATAGTAACGACGCATTTTCCCATCAGGAGCATGATATGGTATGATAATTGTTTCACTTCCCCACTCTAATATATTAGAGTTTTTGTCACAGAAAAGCATAAATTTACGTTCCCATAATGATCTATAAATGATGTTACGTGGGTTGCCACGATACTTCTTAGGATTAATGGGTCGATAAATCCCAGAGTAGGCCATAAATATAGTTGTATCATTAGTAGATATTTAGTGTGTCTGTAAGTCGTTTTATACAAAGAGTATCAAAAGACGGTGGTTTAGCGTCTAGTAATGGGTTTATTGTGAGGTTTTTAAATCCTCCAGTAGGATCATTTGATCTAGATGAGACTATAGAATTTTATTGTAATGAAACTCAGTTACCTAACCTTAATACAGCAGAAGGTACTACTAATGGAATATATGTTGGAAGTGGACAAGTAAAATATCCACATACTAGGGTCTACACTGAAATTCAAATGGGATTTCTTTGTGATGCTAATATGAGTGTATTGAAGTTTTTAAATAGATGGCAAGATTCAATGTTTAATCAAAGACCTGGATCTGATGGTAAAGTACAGAACAGGGATGTAAGGTTAAAATATATGGATGAATATGTATGTGATATTGCTATTATTAAAGCAGAACCAGGTCCAAAGTCTGCTGTACAGAGACAACCAATAACATATATTTTAGAGAGAGCATATCCATATGCTATTGACGCTGTTCCTTTACAATATGGAACTAATCAGGTAACTCAAGTAACTGCTCAGTTTTCATACATGCGTCATTATACTATGGATCAAGATATTAGAAGAATTAAAGGCACGATGGATAATATAGGTGAAACTGAAGATCATATGTCCATGCCTTACGGTGGTGGATTTTCCCTTGGATTTGATGGACGCTGGTAGGCCAGCAAATTCGACTTTTTGATTCCATGAAAGTCGCAAAATTTACTCGGCATTTTTTTGCTTGAAAAAGTCGATATATATAAATATGACCCAAACTGATTATTATGGCATTACCTAAAGTCGTACTACCGACATTTGAATTGGATTTGCCTTCAAATGGCAAAACTGTTAAATACCGTCCATTTGTTGTAAAAGAGGAAAAAATTCTCTTAATGGCTTTGGATACTGAAGATGAATTTGCAATAACAACAGCAGTTAAGGATTTATTGAAGAATTGCGTTCAAAGTAGAATTAAGATTGATAATTTACCAACTTTTGATTTAGAATATTTGTTCTTGAATATTCGTGCAGTATCTGTTGGTGAGGATGTTGATATGAATATTACTTGTAAGGATGATAATAAAACAGAGGTAAAATACACATTTAGTTTATTTGACGTAGTAGTGGATAAACCAGAAGGCCATGATCCTAAAATTATGCTTTCTGATGAGATGGGTATTATATTCAGATATCCTTCATTTAAGGAATTTGTTCAATCTTCTATTATAGGTAAACAACTTGATCCTGAAGGTTATATTGATATTATTGCTGGATGTGTAGATCAGTTATTTGATGGTGAAGAAGTTTATGATTCTTCTACTACTAGTAAGAAGGAATTCAAGGAATTTATTGAAGGATTGACTACGGTACAATTCAAAAAAGTTCAGGAATTCTTTGAGACTCTTCCTAAATTAGAGCATAAATTTAAGATTATTAATCCTGAAACTGGTGTTGAATCTGAATATACAATCAATGGGTTACAGAATTTTTTCGGATAGCCCTCTTTCATACGTCGTTGGAGGGGTACTACAAGACTAACTTTGCTTTAATGCAATACCATAAATATAACTTGAGTGAAATTGAAAATATGATGCCTTGGGAAAGGCAAGTATATACTACCTTGTTGATGCAGCATCTCGAAAAAGTAAAATCAGAACAAGCTAAGAAATAATGGCACACGGTTTTCAAAGTATTGGTAAACATGCAGAACAAAAGGACAATAAAGCCTTGCGTGATTGGGCCTGGGATAAATTAAAGAAAGCTGCTAAGTATGGTGGAAAAAAGGCGAAGGCACTGATTCTAAATCGAGATAAGTCCATTTTTCCTGCTGAGGTATCATTTATAGATGTAGATTCTGAAGAGGTTCAAGAAGCAACACAGATTGCTGGACAATCTTCAATGTTTGGTCTTCCATCTAATAAAGGTGGTGGGATAGTTGGCAATCCGATGTCTGGAAATCCATTATCAACTCCTAAGAGTGATAATGTTTCAGCAGCGAGTCAAATCGTTAATATGACTTCGCAAGGTGGTAATTTCTTTGCTAAGTCTATTGAAACATATGATGCTAATGATCCTTCACAGTTATTACAATCTATTGCTAGTAATACTCAGGAATTAGTAAGAGTAGTTCAAGAACATGAAGCATCTATGACTCATGCCTCTCAGAGAAGAGAGAGGCATGATGATATCATGGCTGCTAGACAACGTGCATGGTTAGAGCAGAAAGCATTTGGTAAAGGAACTGCACCTTCTGGTGGAGGTGGTGGTTTTGCTGATATGGCTGGTTTAGGTCTTGACCTTGCTATGGGTGGAAAAGGTGGTGGACAGACATCACAAATGATTAAAGCTGTTGGAGGTAATGCATTAGCAAATCAACTTGGTAAGTCTGTGTCTGGTCTTGGAAAGACTGGTAAGTCAGGTTCTTTAATGAAACATGGTGTTGGCAGGGTTGCTAAACGTTCTTTAGCTAAGATAGGTGGAAAAGGTGCTGCAAAAATGGGAGCCAAGGCAATTCCTGGTCTTGGACTCTTACTTGGTTTGGGATATGGTCTTGGTAGAATAATGAAAGATGGTGATTGGGTAGGAGCTCTAGGTGAGGTTACTTCTGGAGCATTATCAACTTTTGCTCCTGGTCCTGGTACTGCTTTGGGATTAGGTATTGATGGAGCATTAATAGCTAAAGATATGGCAGATAATGCTGGTAGTGCAGATGCTGGTGGTATTATTGATAAGCAAATTCATACTGGTGGATTGGATGGAAAAGGTGGTTCATTAACAATGACTCATCCAGGTGAATTGATTGCTAATACAAATCAGTTAAAAGAGATACCTAATTATTTCCTTGATACCTTATCTGAACGTGAACCTGATTTTTCTAAGGCCATTGGATTAGGATTATATTGGAACCAGAAGAAATATCCAGTATTCTGGGAAGGAAAAGGTGGTGGTGGTGGTGGTGGAGATGATAAAGAGAAATTACCACCTGTAATAATACAAGGATTATCACAAATAGGTCGTGGATTAACTGGAAGTAAAGTTGATGATGGTATGATTGGTCCATCATTCTTGAGAATATTTAATGAAAATACTGAGCTTGGTAAACAGTTAAGGGCAGAAGATGAAGTTGATCATGGATCAGGAATTGGAGCAACATTTAGAGCAATGTCAGGATCTAAAATAGGTGATGGATTTATTGGACCAAAATGGTTAGGATGGAAGAATAAAAATCAACCAACTGTTGATCCTCAACAGGTGCTTCGTTATTTACAATCTCAAGGTGTTGATCTACAAGAGGCAACTATGTGGACTAATAAGATAGGTGAAAAATCTAATTTTGTTGGTGATAAGGAAGGAGGATTATTTGGATGGGACGGTGGTGATTTCTCTAAGATGAAATCTGCTGTTGGAGCAAATTGGAAGGATGATTGGCAAGGACAACTTAATTATCTTATTAAAGATCAAGTTATTCTCAAAGGATCTGAAAATAATCAAGTTGCAGGTCCGAATAATGTATCTGTTTCATCTCCAAATAATACTACAAAAGGTAATGAAACTGCTAATAATCTAAATGATTTATCATCTGATACATCAAGATCAGCAATGAATCCAAATGTAATTGTTAATCTTCCTATGCCTGGTGAAGGTGGTGGAGAAGTAGGAACTACACCATCTGGATATTTGAATGGTATTAGTATGGCAGATACTGGAACTGATGTATTTGCTAATCTTAAGATACGGAGTCTTAGATAATGGGTAAAGAGCAATTTCAGAATAGTTTGGATTTTAAAGTTAAATCCGTAAAGATATGGCCAGCTGGCAATCCAACTGGAGATGCTATTGAAATTAATAGTACTGCTGTAGATTTTTCTTACGTTGAGAGTATTACATCTCCATTTGTAGCAGGAACTTTAAGTATTCTTGATAGTGTTGGAATGTTGAGTGGATTGCCTATACAAGGATCTGAGAGGATAGAGATAACAGTACAGACTAGTTCTCAAGATGAACCAGTAGTATATAATTTAAGAATATGGAGTGTTTCAAATAGATATACCAAAGGACAAAAGCAAGCATATACGTTAGGATTGATATCTGGTGAGGGAATTACTAATGAAACTTTAAGAATAACCAAACCACTTAACGGAAAAACTGATTCTATAGTTACTGAATTATTAGAGAATTTTATAAAGACTGATAAACCTATTAACACAGAGATTTCTAGATTTGAAATGAAGATGATGCCTTGTAGAATGAGGCCATTTGATATTATTGCTGATCTTTGTCTTAAGAGTGTTGGTGAAAAAGGAGTTTCTACTACGGTAGTTAAGAATAGGAGGGGTAGAACTACTAAAGAGACAACTGAAACTATTAAGGGGAGTGCTGGATTTTTCTTTTGGGAGAATAGAAGAGGATATAATTTCTTCTCAGTAGATACTTTACTTGCAGAAAATGGATCAAAGTTTAAATCTGATAGGTATTCATCTGAAGCATGGGGTCCGTATATAGAAAGAACTGCCAATACAGATGATGTACCAGAGGTTGATGAAAGATCTAATATATTAGAAGCTAGTTTTGGATCACAATTGAATGTTATGGAGTCATTGAGATTGGGTAAGTATGGTTCAATGATTGCATTCTTTAATCATAGTACAGGTGAGTATGAGGAATATCTCTATAATGCTGGTGAGAATTATGATAATATGTCCCATTTAGGAGGACAAGAGAGTACTAATTTACTTGAAAATAATGGAACAGATCTTACAGAAATTCCATCAAGAATTATGTCAGTTTACATTGATCATGAGTCGTGGTATAATAAAGGTTGGCCAGCAAGTCCAGAAGATTCTAGTGCAAAGAGTCCTACACCTTTTGCCGATTGGCAGAAATATTATGCAGCTCAAGCTTTAACAAGATATGAGTTTTTGAAAGATCAGTTTGCTACTGTTCAAATTCCTGGTAATTCTGGTATTTGTGCAGGAGATCTAGTTGATCTTAGATTGTCAAATAAAATGCCAACATCTGTTACAAAGGATGAGCCATTTGACAAAGAAAGTAGTGGACTATATTTGGTCGAAGAAGTCACGCATGAATATTCAAAATTTGAGAATGCTAATGGTCGTTTTATCACGACTTTAAGACTTATGCGTGACTCTTACGGAATGAAGGATAGAATATCCTCACATGGTAAATAAATAATCCTACCACGGTATATTAAATTATGACAGAAGAAATCAAACACGATTTAGACCACGAGGTCTATATAGATCCGAAGGATCATAAGGAGCATATCAATCATGGTATGCTTGAATATAGCGAAGCAGATCTTAAAGATGTTCATGCTAACTATAAAGGATATCACGAAGGTGATGTTGTTGATAAGAATGAAGGTGCTATTAATGACTATCATAATAGACACCAAGATCAACACTTAGAGGTCTATTGTGATAATCATCCTGACGCATTTGAATGTAGAGTATATGACGAGTAATTAATGGATCAATTAGCATCACAACTGATACCAACTAATAGAGTTGGTAATGATGGGTTCAACTGGTGGGTTGGCCAGGTGGAGGAATCTGCTTTGCACCATCTAGATAAGAACATTAAAGGTGGTGCTAGGTATAAAGTTAGAATAGTAGGAGATCATCCTAAGAATCCTGAACTGTTACCAACATCAGAACTTCCTTGGTGTCAGGTAATGATGCCAGTTAATGTTCCATTTATGCCTGGTAATACTGCTGGAGCACATCCACAGTTACAGAAGGGATGTTGGGTTATTGGATTCTATATGGATCCAGATAAACAGAAACCAATAATCATGGGGTCTATTGGTCAGACCCCAGGTTCTACAAGTACTGTACTTTATCAAAGACCTGATGATTATCCATTCACTACGGCAATTCCTAGTGATGATATGAATGATGGTAGTGAAGGCCGTCCAGCAAATGAGAATAAAAATGGTGAAGAGACTGATCAACTAAAAGATCTTAATAGAACTGTCGGTCTTTTAAACACTGGTAAAATAGTTACTGGTAGTGCAGATGCTAAAGCAGAAACAGAGCCTGGTCGAAATACTCTGATCCCACTTAAAGATGAGAATTGGTGTCAGAAAGTAGCAGAATCTGGAGATTGTGATGGTTTTAAAAAGGATCTGAAATTCTATATTGCAGAGTTTCTAGCAGAAGTACAAAATAATGGTGGAAAGATTGGTACATATCTAATTGATAGAGTAACAGGAAAACTTTTTAGTGCTAAGAATGTTGCTAGAAAGTATATCAAGAAGATAATGTCGGTTATCAAGAAGTTTATTGCTAAGATCAAGGGATTTATTATAGGAAAACTTAGAGAAGCAGTAAAGTGGCTTGTAAATGCGATAATGCGTCCTAGTGATAGTGGTAATGCATTAACTCCAGTTACTAAGTTCTTCAACAAACTATTAAAGCAACTCGGTTGTTCAATGGCAGACATTGGTGATCGTTTGATGTCTTGGTTGACCAATGTTTTGATGAGTTATGTTGAGCAAATCTATCGTTCTGTTGCTTGTCAAATTGATTCATTAGTCAATGGTATTCTCTCCAAATTGTTTGATTTGTTGAATGGTCTATTGGAAGCTATATTAGGACCATTACAGGCGATTCTTGGGGCAATTGCAGCTCCACTCAACATCATTGGTGGTGCTATAAACTACATCCTTAACCTTTTAGGAATTACTTGCTCTGGACCTGACAGAACATGTCAGAAATATTCTAAGGTATGTGTCAATGGTACTAAAGTTGATGAAACAGATGCAGATGAAGAAGATAAAAATTGGTTAGATAATTTATTGGATAGTGTTGATAATCTATCTCCTTCAACTGGAGAAGATTATAATCAGTATGTTTGTGATGAGGCATATACTGGTAAACCTTTAACAGTTACTACAGTTGGATTTACTGGTGGACTTCCATTACCAAATGGAAATGGTTCAACACCTGAGAAACAGAAGATTAGATATACAATTGATGATATTAGAGTAACTGAAGGAGATATTGCTAAATTTACAGTTACTAGAAGTGGATATATTGATATAGCATCTTCATGTTCATGGAAAACACTTAAACAGCAAGGTACTGCTACTCCTGGTGTAGATTATATTGCAGATGATGGTATTGTTGGATTTGCTCCATATGAAACTACTAAAGAAATTGAAATAACAACTCTGTATAATGTTGAATCTGAATTAGAAGAAGATTTCTTTGTGTATCTTAAGAAGAGTACTCCTGGAGAAGGTAGTAAGGTAAGAACTAACTTGATTAAGAATCTTGGTAAGTGTACTATTATAGAAAAACAAATAAAAGAGAAGGGAGATCCTTACACACCAAAACCATCAGATCCTAATACAGGAATAGATCTTGTTGATTGGCCTGATGATGATACTACAGAAGAAGTAGGAACATTACCAACATATAATGTAACTGCTAATAGAACTACTGTTCCTGAAGATGAATTTGTAGTATATACTATTTCTACTACTAATATAGAAAATGGTACTGTTCTTTATTGGACTCTAAGTGGAACTGATATTACCAATTCAGATATTATTGGTGGAGAGTTATATGGATCTTGTGTAGTTAATGAAGGAAAATCTTTTGTAACAGTTGGTATAGCAGATGATAGTCAAGTAGAAGAAATAGAAACATTAACATTTACTGTTAATGGTACTGGTGCTTTTGTTGATGTCTTTATTACTGCTGGTGATAATAATCTTTCTGATTTTGATGATGGAGAAGGAGAAACAGCAGAGAATCAATATCAAGATTTTGTTCTTCCTACTGTAGGTACTGTCATAACTGATGGTAATGGTAGTATTATTGACATTCCAATTGATAATACTGGATCTCCTTGGGAAGAACCACCATACATTTTTGTTGCTGGTGAAGGAATAGGAGCAATTGCTACTGGATTATTAGATGATGATGGGTTCCTTACAGAGATTCGTGTCAAGAAAGGTGGTTATGGATATAAGATCAATGATGCTGTTTCTAATGGAGTTCGTTGCATAATAGATTCATTTACTGTTATAAGACCAGGTGGAGGATATACAGAGAAACCAGTTGTTTATATTAATGGAGAAACTGATATTGCAGAAGCAGTTATTAGTCCTGATGGATTCCTTATAGGAGCAAGAGTTTTGAGAAGAGAAGTAACATTTGAAGAGTATCCTGAAGTTAGAGTTATTGGTTCAGGAGCAGGTGGTAAATTAGTACCATCACTGAAATGTCTAAGCACTGATGAACTAGCTACGGTTGGTGCTACTAAGATTGGTACTGGTAGCTACGTTGATTGTCCATAATGGCTATTAAAACTGTTGCTGATCCTATAACTCCTAATGAGACCCAAACTCTCAAGGAGTCTCCTCAAATATCTACTGCATGGAAAGGTCATTTCAGTAGATCTGAAATTAATGAGTATCTTTTACCTGGTAAGGATAAAACCTCAACTCTTTTAAGAATATGGGGTCCAGCAGAAGGTGGTGCTAGGATTAAGATGGATGATATTGGATCTATTAATCTTATTTGTGGTAGACACGATAAGGAGTATGGATCTGGTAGTGGAAGATTGAATATAAGTTCACATGGAGGAATGTGGAAAAATGAAGGTGGTCTTCATATAGTTTGTAATTCAGATGAGGATCCAGATGCACAGGCAAAGAAAACTAAAAATGGTGAAGCTAAAACAGATAAAGATGGATTGAATATTTTAGTTGAATCTGGTAATTATGTTGATGTGACAGAAGGTGGTCAAAGATATATTGAAGGAGTAAATGTACATATTAAAGCTACAGATAATTTAATATTAGAAGGTGCTAATGGTATTAGAATAATATCTGGTGGTGATATTATAGTTGGTGGTACTGAGAAGACAGAGATAGTAGAGAATGAAATGGATATTGTCTTTGGACAACAGATGGAGTTTGGCGTTAAAGAGAAGACACAAATGTCATACGATCCTCGTAGTACAACTTCAATTGTTACTCCAGGCCATTTGAATCAGAAGATTCTTGGAGATTATAAGCTTTGGGTTGCTGGAAGACAGCAGAACTGGATTGCTGGATTGGATGCTCCTACACCATTCATTAAAGGTAAACCACCAGCATACGATGTTAAGTCATTCTTGGATGAAGTAAGGATACAAGCAATGAAAGGTTTAGAAATGACTACTAAGACAGGAGGGGTATTTGTTCAAGCACAAGAAGGAGATGTTGATATCCTAACAAATCTTGGTGAAATGAACATTAAGAGCACTGGAGATGCTAAAATTCAATCAACAGGTGGAGATTTATCCATTACTGCCAATGCTAAAGCAGATATTACTGCTGCTGATATAGACATTGATGCTACTTCAGGGGATGTTAAGATCACCACAGGTGGCGTTATCAAACTCAACTAGTGTGCCAGTTGACATCCTCTTTCCTTATGCTATAATATTTTAGAAAACAGTAAGGTTATGTCTGAAGAAGAAAAGAAAGAAAGAAAAAAAGCATACGACAAAGCATATAATGAAAAGAATAAGCAAGCAAGGAGAGCATATAATCTTGCTTATAAAAAGAAGCATAAAGAAAGACTCAAGCAACAGAATAAAGAGTATTACTCTAGACCAGAAATTATAGAACAAACGAAAGCATATTCGGAAAAATATCGTGAAGAGAATAAAGAAAGAATCGCTGCTCAAAAAGCAAAGTTCTATCAAGATAATAAAGAGAGACTCTTAGAAAAAGAAAGAGTTTACCGTGAAGAGAATAGAGAAAAAATTAGACAACGTGCTAAGGAACTCTATACTCCAGAACAAGCAGCAAAGCGGAAAGCATATAAAAATAGACCAGAAGTTAGAAAAAGGATGAGGGAATGGGAAAACCAGTATAGAAAAGAAAGATACCATAATGACACTAACTATAAGTTACTTGTTTTACTAAGGAATAGAATAACTTCTGCTATCAAAGAACATCGTAAATCTGGTAGTGCCATTGATGATTTGGGTTGTACAATAGAAGAGTTTAAAGATCATATAGAAAGTCAATTTAAAGAAGGAATGACTTGGGATAATTGGGCTACTGATGGATGGCATATAGATCACAAGAAACAATTATCAAAATTTGATTTAACTGATAGAAAACAATTCAAAGAAGCAGCACACTATTCAAACCTACAACCTTTATGGTGGTGGGAGAATCTTGAAAAAAGAGAATGGCCATTCTCTTAAGAGAATGGTAGTGTGCCAGTTATATAACTGTCACAAGGGGGGTTGACCCTCTACTGATAAGATGGCATAATGTATAAATAACTTTACATAGACCATAAATGGTCAGATACAAAGGACTCGAAAGATCGTAACCCTGCGTAGATGTTATAAAGATTCCCATGTCGGGGAGTCTATCATCCGCAGGATTTTTTTTATTCTTGCGAGACACTTCAAAACACAATCATGTCAATTAAAACAACAATCGCTGCTATCGCAGCAAGCCCATTTCTTCTCGCTGGAGCAGCTTTTGCTGGCCCTTACGTGAACGTAGAAGCAAATGGATCATATCCTGATGGAGACTATACTTCTGGAAACCTAGAGCTACAAGTTGGCTATGAAGGTGCTACTGAAGGTGGTCTTGACTGGTACGCTTCTGTAGGCCCTACAGTTCCTCACACAGAAACTGCTGACGACTACGGTGATGTAGAAATCGCTGGATACCTTGGTGGTTCTTATGGATTCACTGAGAATCTTAGTGGTTATGCTGAACTTTATGGTCAGACAACTCCTTCAGATGACAACGACTTCTCTGGAAAAGTTGGTGCTAAGTTCACATTCTGATTAGATACTAATCAATAACTTTAGGAGGGGGTAAAACCCCTCCTTTTTTTGTACAAAAATAAACAATTATGCGTAAATTATCTTTAATAATACTTACACCATTACTAGTAGGTTGTGGAACAAATATTGGTGGAGGAATATCACTTCCATCTAATTTTAAATGGACAGCACCTACTGAAGATCAACTATGGAATTGTACAGTAACAGAATCTGCTGGCACATCAGAACATTGGTGTGAAAATGGATATCCTGACCTGTGTGATTGCTAAATTTGATTTCATGTGCTATAATTTCTTCAGAGTTAAATAGGATATGCTATCAAAACAGGTAATAGAAGCACTATGTGATGTAAGAGGTGATTTGCGTAATGCATTAGCACATGCAGCACGTAATGAAAGGCCAATTACAATTAATGCAATTGCAAAGATGTTAAACGATGTAGAGAGTCTACAAGAATTTGATACAATACTAGATAAAGTGGAGGAGGTAATAGATGAAAAGAACTCACACAATTGAAAAGAAGAACCCACAACATAATCAAGTGTGGGAATGGGAAGAAACTCCTGCTGTAAAAAAAGCATTAGAGAAATTAGCAAAATCATCTAAGGATGTAGTAGCGAATGGATGAGTTCCTGCAATTATTGGAAGGTGTATTCTCAAATAAAACACAGGCACAGTGTCATCCAACACGCTATGCCCATATTTGGGTGACCTATAAAAAAATTAGCGAGAACAGATATTATGGCGAACAAGCATATAATTATCTAAAGAATAGACCTTATCTTCAATATGTCATTGATATTGTTGAAGATAATGGTACTTTCCGTACAAAGAATCATGAGATCATTAAGACTCCTGAGAGATATTGTAATGGTGCTAATGTAGAAGAGATAACAGATGAACATCTTAGATTTCGTGAACA